GGCTCGGAACATGCGGTAGAACGCATCGGCCTTTACCCATCGCCGGAACCGCTTGAACACTGAGTTCCACTTGCCGAAATCCGCCGGCAAGTCGCGCCATGGACAACCGGTCCGGACTATCCAGAGACCCGTTCTGCGGAGCCGCCTTTGTGTTCCGAGCGAAGCGGGCGGATCGGATCAAGCTCTTGATCTGGGATCAGACCGGGATAGTGCTGGTTCACAAGCGGCTCGAGGGCGGCAAGTTCGTCTGGCCACAGGTGCGCGACGGGGTCATGCGCCAGACGCTGATCAACGATGATCTCGACGCCTTCACCCGGATCCCGGCAATGTACGGCAATTCCATCGCGCAGCTGGAGTCGGACGTGGTCTGGGGCATCATTACCTCGAACCCGGCCATGGCCGACGGCAACGCGCTGTTCCACACCACGCACAAGAACCTCGCGGGCACCGGCGCGGCGCTGGCGGTCGATGCGGTGGGCGCGGCGCGGGCGGCGATGGCCAAGCAGACGGGCCTCGACAAGAAGACGGTGCTGAACGTCCGGCCCGCCTTCCTGATCGTGCCCGCCTCGTTGGAACTGAAGGCCGAGCAGCTGGTCGCGCAGAACCTCGTGCCCGCCGCGACGTCCAGCGTGGTGCCGCAGTCGATCCGCACACTGGCGCCGATCAGCGAGCCCCGGCTCGACGCGGCCAGCGAGACCGCCTGGTATCTCGCGGCCAGCCCGAACCAGATCGACACCATCGAGTACGCCTATCTCGAGGGTCAGCAGGGCGCCTACATCGAGACGCGCAACGGCTTCGACGTCGACGGGGTCGAGATCAAGTGCCGCCTCGACTTCGGAGCCAAGGCCATCGACTGGCGCGGCCTCTACAAGAACCCGGGCGCGTAACCCGCACCCTAACATGCTGAACCCTGAAATGCGGGCGGTCCCATCGGGCCGCCCTTCGTCATTCCAAGAGGATCCCCATCATGAAAAACTACGTCCAGCCCGGCAACACCATCACCCTGACCGCGCCCTATGCCGTCGCCTCCGGCGATGGCCTGCTCGTCGGCTCCATCTTCGGCATCGCCGCCGGAGCGGCCGCGCTCGGCGAGCCCGTCGAGTCCGCGCTCGTCGGCGTCTTCGACATCACCAAGGTCGGCTCCCAGGCCTGGACAGTCGGCGCAAAGGTCTATTGGGACGACACCAACAAGCGCACCACCAACGTGGCCACCTCGAACACGCTGATCGGCGTCGCCACCGAGGCGGTCGCGGGCGGCGCTGGTGACACCGTCGGCCGGGTGCGGTTGAACGGCGCGTTCTGATGAGCGCCTTCGCCGCCGCCGTCAGCGCGCTCTTCGCCGATCCGAATGTCGGCATGGATGCGGTCTACACACCCGAGGGCGGCGCGCCCGTTCTGGTGCGCGCCGTCGCCCGGCGTGCCGATGCCGTCACCGACTTCGGCGAGGCGCGGCTCTGGTCGGAAACCACGCGCGTCGACCTGCGTGTGGCCGAGCTGCCGAACCCGCGCCCCGGCGACCGGATCGAGATCGACGGAGATGCTTTCCTCATTCAGGGCGAGCCTGCCCGCGATCGCGAGCGGCTGGTCTGGACCGTCGACCTGCGCCCGGCGTGACCGCGATGAAACTGAAGCTCGACATCGATCCCGACATCGTAGCCATGATGGCGGCCGAGGTCGCGGCGGGCGAACGCGCGGTGACGGCGGCCATGCGCGAAGCCGGGACCGGGCTGAAGACGGCGTGGCGGCTGCAGATCACCGGTGCGGGGCTTGGCCCCCGCCTGGCCAATTCGATCCGGAGCCAGAACTTCCCGAGGTCGGGCGAGAGCCTGGACGCCGCGGCACTGGTCTGGTCCAAGGCTCCGGTCATCGTGGGCGCGCATGACACGGGGCCGCTGATCCGCTCCAAAGACGGGTTCTGGCTGGCGATCCCCCTGCCTGCGGCGGGCAAGTCCCTGCGCGGCGGCCGGATCACCCCCGGTGAATGGGAACGGCGACGCGGTCTGCGCCTGCGGTTCATCTATCGCCGCAGGGGACCGAGCCTGCTGGTCGCGGAGGGGCGGCTGAACACGAAGGGTCAGGCAATAGTGTCCCGCTCGAAGACCGGGCGCGGCAAGGTCACCGCGCCGATCTTCCTGCTGGTGCCGCAGGTCAAGCTGCCGAAGCGGCTCGATCTGGCGAGGGATGCCGAGCGGGCGCACGACGCGGTACCGGGACTGATCGTGGCGAATTGGGTGGAGGCGAAACTATAGTCGGACGCGCCGGAAAAAGGATCTGGAGCCCTGACAGGCCCCGTCTATCTCGGCGGCCGAGAGATCGTATTCTGGTCCTGATGCCGCCTGCACGATCCGGCGCCCGAAGCCCGGTGACCGGCGTGGCCTCACGTGGCCACCCGCAAATCGGCCCGCGCGTCGCGGATGATCGACCACGAGGATTGCAGAAACAGCCCGGCGATCACTGCCGCTACAACGAGGTCGGGCCATGCCGTGTTAGTCCAGGCGACCAGACCCGCTGCCACGACGACCGCTGCATTGCCGATGGCGTCGTTGCGCGAGAACAGCCAGACGGCCCGAACGTTGGCATCTCCGGCCCGGTGGGGCAGCAACGGCAGAACGGCAACCACGTTGACCACGAGCGCGATCATGGCGAACAGGCCCATCAGTTCAGCTTCAGGCTGCTGCTGAACCAGTACGCGGTAGGCCGTGTTGGCGAGGACCCCGAGACCGAGCGCCCCGAGAAACAAGCCTTGGATCAGAGCGGAACGGGCTCGCCAGACCAGGCTCCAGCCGATCGCCAGAACCCCAAGGAAGGTGATCAGGCCATCGCCGAGGAAATCGAGCGCATCGGCTTTCAGGGCCTGCGATCCGGAAATGAAGCCGCCAACCATCTCGATGAGGCCGTAGCCCACGTTCAGCACGATCACGATCCACAGCGCACGCCGGTAGGCCGGGGTGATATGGCTCAAGTCCTTCGGAAGATCGTCGATGTCTCCCTCGTGATCAGCTTCGGGTCCGCCCAGCCGATCCAGTCGGTAGCCGATGCCCGACACCGCACGCTCCACTTCGGGCAGCTGCAAACTCAGGTCGGATACATGCACCGTCATGATCTGCGTGGCAGTCGAGACCTTCACGTCCTCGACCCCGGCCGACCGCACCGCCTTCTCGATCTTCGCGGCGCATGACGGGCAGTCCATGCCGGTGACTCTGTAGCGCGCGTGCTCAGCGTTGCTCATTGTGGCCGTTTCGCTCATTACGATCTTCCGTGGACAGATGAGGCTATATATCATTGCAGACTGATATGTCGAGCGAGACCGGAATCCTTCAGCAGGCTGATGCTCAAGTCGTCGAGTTGCGGGCGAAGCTTTTCCGCGGCTTGGCTGACTTCTCGCGCATGTCGATTTTGGCCGCTCTGCGTGACGGCCCGCTTTCGGTTGGGGAGATCGTTGGTGCCACCGGCCTGTCGCAGTCGAACGCCTCAAACCACCTGCGGTGCCTGAGCGAATGCGGGCTGGTTGTCGGAGAACCGGACGGTCGGTTCGTCCGGTATCGGTTGAGCGATCCGCGCTTGGACGAACTGATGAGGCTGGCCGACGACCTCCTGGCCGGGACCGCTCGGGGCGTTGACTCGTGCGAGAATTTCAAAGGAGCGGGCACGGTCTGATCGACGGCGGACGTCCGCCGTCGTTGGCCTACGATCAAGACCGGGCGACGACGCCCGGTGCTGTGCCATTCGGATTTTCTTCGGTGACATCATGCCCAGTACACGCGAGGCCACGCTGGCGGCGCTGCACGCACGTCTTTTGACGGTGCCTGCCACAACCCTGCGCGGCGAGGTTCTGCCCGAGCGCGTGCCCGCCGCCGGGCTCCTGATCCTGCGGGACGGCGAACCGGGCGAGCCGGAGGTGACGCTCTCGCCTCTGCGCTACCACTACCAGCACCGCGCCGAGATCGAAGCGGTCGTGCAGGGCGCCGATCGGGACGCCGACTTCGACAGGCTGACCGCCAGCATTGGCGCGGCGCTCGCCGCCGACCGCACGCTGGGCGGACTCTGCGACTGGGTCGAGGCGGAAGCCCCGCGCCCCGTAGACCTGCCGGTCGAGGGCGCGGCCAGCCTGAAGGCCGCCGTGATCCCGGTGGTGCTGCACTATTCCACGGCCGACCAGTTGGCCTGACCCCGACAACCCGAGGAGAACACCATGGCACGAGCCCAGGGGGCGCGGGCGCTGATGGCGCTTGCGTTCGAGACGACCTATGGAACGCCGCCCGTGGGCGGCTTCACCCTCATGCCCTTCGCCAGCACCTCGCTCGGCGCAGAGCAACCGCTGCTGAACTCGGAACTGCTGGGCTACGGTCGTGATCCGCTGGCGCCGATCAAGGATGCGGTGACGGCCGACGGCGATGTCGTGGTGCCGCTCGACGCAGAGGCCTTCGGCTTCTGGCTGAAGGCGGCGTTCGGCGCGCCCACGACCACGGGCGCAGAAGCGCCCTACACCCACGAGTTCCAGTCGGGGTCCTGGACACTGCCCAGCATGTCGATCGAGACCGGCATGCCGGAGGTTCCGCGCTATGCGATGTATTCCGGCTGCGTGCTCGACCAGATCACCTGGCAGATGCAGCGCTCGGGCCTGCTGACTGCAACACTTCGGCTGGTGGCGCAGGGCGAGACGGTCGGCACCACGACCAGTGCCGGAACGCCCGCCGCACTGGAGTTGAAGCGCTTCGGCCATTTCAACGGGGCGATCACCCGGAACGGCACCGCCCTCGGCAATG